TGCTTCGCAAGTAGAAGCTGTTTGTCGCTCCCAATTACCAAAATACGTAGCTGGCTCACCTAACTTTTTGTAATTATGCGTACCTGCGTACAAATTATTTACCTTTGTACGCTGTCCTTTGTCGTCGGCTTTTCCATGAAAATCAAATCCAAGTATGTAAATTGTATCATGTTTGTGAGTGCTTGCCAACCATAATGCTGTTGGACCACTGCTCCAACCTTTACTTGGTTGAAAGAAATTAAATCCTTGAAATCCGTGATACTGTTTATTTGGATTAGTCCATACTTCATTTTCCATCTGCCATTTATGCTGATTTATTTCTAGTATCATTTTTACGTCTACTGCTACTAGGTAATGTGGTTGAAAATGTCTGTATACAGCATTACAAGCATATACTTTGCCGTAATTTTTTAAAGGATGTAAGTCTATGTCTTTACGACTTTCGCCATTGCCTATCACGAAAGCTACGGTCATTGTAAACTCCTACAGGGCTTCTGGTTGTGCCTGTATACCGTACATCTGACGTATAAAGTCTAGTTCCTTTTCTTTTTCTTCTTGGTGGAATTCTGACGCTTTACGAGCTTTATTGATTTGCTTTAATGTTAGTCTTGTCTTTCTCGTGTCGTCACGTTTGACAATACTTTCGTCATCAACGGCATCATAGGACTTGTCTTCGACAGGTTCAAAAGTTTGTTTATCAAAATAAAAAAATTCTCGTAGTATCATGTTAGTATTTATGCCGGAGGTGTATCCGGTGCTCCTCCTCCTCCTGCCGCTGGATCAGGAGCCGCTGTGTCTCCTTGACCTACTGTGATGTCTCCACCTTCGTCTTCTGGTGGTGTATCTTCTGCTCCTGCTATGTCTGCTTCTATACCAGCACCGCTTATGCCGGCTCCTCTCATTTCACCACTTGCGTTTGTAGGTGTTGTGATATTCTCAGCATTTTCTTCTTTCCACAGTCTTTCATTTTCTGCTAGTTCCGCATCTGACATTCCTAAGAATCTTTTCATTGCGTATCTATTACTCATGAATGGAATAGCTTGTATCTGTGTAAAGGTACCTATTCTTTGATTATCTAATTCGCTTTGTCTGTAGCTGGCAAAGTTTTGTGGTGGTTGGAAAGTAATATCGAACATTGCCAAATCAATGTTAATACCTTTTTCCATTAAATATCTTTTGAATTCTTGATTGAATACTTCAACTAACAAGTTTTGTAAACGTTCACAGTATTTGTTAAATCTAAGCTCTTGTATAAACGCTGTTCCTACTCTGCCATCATTAAATGAACTTTGACCTTCATCCTGTGCCGCCGCCGGTAAGTATGAACTTGGTATACGTAAACCTCTTACAAGTTTGTTTGTAAAGTATTTAAGATCGTCTATCTCACCTAGATTGGTTCCGCCTGGTAGCGTTTCAACTTTAGATCCTCTACCTTCAGCAGTTTGCGGAAAGAAGTAATCTTCGTTTGTTGATAATGGATTGTAAGCACTATCGATTACACTTGTGCCTCCACCTGATTTAGACGGAATACGTCTTTGATGGATTTCCGTTTTCACACGTTCTACGAACTGCATTGCCAAGTGACTTGGCATGTTACCTACATCAACATAAAAGACTCTTCTCTCCGGCGCTCTCTGTGTTCTGTAGATTATGATAGCATCTTCTAATAGTTCTTTCTGTTTGTATACTTTAAATATACCTTCTAGCAAACTATTACCAAATGGGGCATTGTTGTCTAATCCTTCGGATAGACTTAAATGTATCATGTGTTTTGCGTCTACAGCAATTTCTTTTGTTTTGTCATGTCCGAATCTTGTTGAACTGCTTTGTGTGCTGGAGTTTCCAACCATGCCTCTCACGCCACCAGTTAAATATCCCGAACCTCCGCCGGTAACATTTCCGTTAGTAGTGTAAGGTGTTGTAGCAACCTTGTCAACAAAATTTAAATTAATATCTCTAATAATATACTGTTCTGGTTTCTTACCTTCTGATTCATTTACAATGATACTTGAAACTTTTGCCGCATCAACATGAAACCAGTTTTTTGTTTCTGGATCTCTTAGGAAAAAAGAATCACCGTATTTAAAAACATTACGCACGATCTTGAACATGCGTGTCTCAAAGTTATTTTGCTTGTGCCATTGTTGTAGATACTGTTCAATAATTTTTATTTCACTACCTGTAGCAGTTTGTTTGAAATCAATCTGGAATGAAGTTTTGTTCTGCGTATTCATTTGCGTACAAAATTCTGCCAAGATATCCAACGCTCCATTTACTTCCGAATCCATGTCCATTACGTTGTATTGTCCGTAACGTTCAACTCTGTTTGGAGCACCCGTGTATACGTCTGGAAGATAACTTGAATAATTGGTTCTAGCTGGTCCGGGCTGTGAGCCTGATACGCTTAATGGACTGTTTGATCCATCAGCGTCTGCTTGTGTAAAATATCTTTTCCAACTCATTTTATTGTACCAAATTCATGCTTGATTGTTTCTGTAGCTTTTTCAATACCCTAGTCTGTTCTCGCAAAGCTTCAAGCATACTATTATTTATTGATCCTGTAATATCATTGCCGCCCATCGTGGTTTTATTTTCGTTGTCAAATACCATTTTTTCCTTGGTATCTTTTTTGACATTGGGTTCAACTTCACTATCATCTTTTGAACGGAAAAACTGCAAAGGATCATTGATAATACTCTTCCCATAGTTGAGGGCTTTACTACCAAATTCACCGATTGTCTGTGCGCCTTCTTTTAGCGTTTCTTTGGCATCATTTCCAAACTCTACAACCGCTTCTTTTCCGTCATTAATCTTCTTTTTCACCTCATCCAAACTAGGCACATCTGGTAAAAGAAAATCCAAAAATGCTTTAAGTTGTTTGATAAAATAATCTTTCAGCTCAATCAATGCCTGTTTCATGTCCTCAACAGTTGGAATTGCGTCTTTTAATCTTTCAATTCCTTCATTGATTTCTTTTCTAATGTCTTCAATTGTTGGAATGTCCGGTATCATGTCTTTTAATTTTTGAAGCATTTCGTCAAATTTCTTTTCAATGTCGTCCAGGCTAGGAAGATTATCCCAAAAATCCTTAATGGTTTGCCATCCTGACAAAAAGCTGTTCTTGATTGCTTGATAGTCAATGCTGTTCCACCAGCCCATAGCAGTATTGAATCCGTCTTGAATCAGTTTAAGACCATCAGTTTTCATCCAATTCCATGTTTTACTCATACCATCTACCATCATGTTGTATCCGTCAGTTTTAATCCATTGCCAAAGATTATTTAATCCCTCAAATAATGGTTGAAGTTGTTCCTTTACTTTTTTATACATATCTCTTGATTCATTAAGATCAGGAATTACACTTGCTAATCCATTTTTAAAATCTTGGAAAATTTTAGAATCTATAAGTTCAACCTGTATTGTTCCTCTTAGATCGTTTATAGTTTCTGCCAGTGTGGTAAAACTTTCTGTAGCTTTGTCTCTAGCCGCTTGTTCCATATCAACCTGCGATGCGGCACCTTCTGTTGTCATTCTCAAGTGAGCCATTTCTCCAGCCAGTCCTGCTAGTTCACCCATTGGCCCACCTTGTCTAATAAGTGCGTCAACTTGCGATCTTGGCATATCAGCAAATACTTTTCTAATATCTTGTTCAACAGCCTTGAAAAAATTGTTTCTAGTATCAGCATCCATGTTTTGAATGTTCTGAGCATCACGCTTGAACGCATCACTTTGTACCTGTAAAATTCTAGTAAGTGGATCCTGTGCCAAGCCATCTGACATGTCTACCAACGCGGCTTGAAATCTATCACTGCCTGCTGATGCTTGTTTCAGTGCCAATTCAAATTTTGGTCCAAGTTGTGATATTGCCAGTTGTACTCTAAGATCTCTGTTTCTCTGTTTGCTCTCATCTTCTAATGCTTTTCTGCTCTTACCTGTTAGCTTTGCTATCTTATCAAGTTCCATGGAATATTCCGCAGTACCCGCTACCAGTTCAGCACTGGTCATTTTCTGTGCTCTACCTGATAGGAATAGTATCTCATTAAAGTTTATAAGATTTTCATTTAGTTCCTGCGTGGTAAAACCTATCTGCATCAATCTTTGTCCTGCGGCACCTTGTCTAAATTGTTTAGATAGGGTAGCAAATTGTTGAGCACCACTTGCTACTGACGGACCAAAAAGTCTAAGTTGTTCAGCATTGGAAGCTACCAACTGGGCAAAGTCCTGTAGGGGAATGGCCGCATTTCCTGCTACTCTTATCACTTCAAACATGTTGTTGCCAAATGTTGCTCCTGAAGAAGAAAGTTCTCTAAACAGCTCTGTTTGGTTATCAATCAATCCAGTAAATTTTGTTAGATATGGTATGGGTAAATGCTGTGCGAAATCAGTAAGAGTGTTTCCACCGTTTATCAATTCTTGAGTTAGATTAGCCGCGGCTCCTATGGTGCTTGTGAAAACCGCAGTGATAAGATTACCAAGGCCAGCTGTTGCCGCCTTTACTTTTCCACCAAAGGTTGTTACTTCTCCGCTGGCATATTCGGAAGCTCTACCAAGATCTTCTACATTTTTGCCAGTCTTGGGATCAATGCCACCTTGTCCTTGATTAGGGCCTAATCCTACACGTCTACCGCCTAGTGCTTTAAGTATTTCTCGTAAAGTTTGTTCAGAAGCCGCGTTTTCAGCCTCTACTAATCCTATTCCGGGGATATCTATCTTTACATTTGCCATGAATTATATACTCACATTATTATTAGCCATAAATATAACGTATGACTTACATACTATTTAGCAGGAGAAATAAACATGGTAGATAATACTATTCCGCCAAATATGGCTATGGGCGGTACTGGTGTTCCTATGGGACAACCTCAGGTTAATCCCCTAAAGAAACATCTAAGACAACCAAAGATCTACATTAAACTGCCTAGTTCAGGAAAGTACTGGCCACAGAACAGTATTGAAGTTCCTGAGTCTGGAGAATTTCCTGTTTATGCAATGACAGCAAGGGATGAAATCACTTTCAAAACACCTGATGCGTTGTTGAATGGACAAGCTACAGTTGATGTTATTCAAAGTTGTATGCCAAACATTAAAAACGCATGGGTTTGCCCTTCAATCGATCTTGACACAATCTTGGTCGCAATAAGAATGGCAACGTACGGAGAAACAATCGAAGTGACAGCGGCAGTTCCTAACACAAA